TACCCGCTATGCCGAGGACTGGCGCTACTGCGCAGCCTGGGGGAAATGGCTGCTGTGGGACGGTCGGCGCTGGCAGGCCGACGAGACGCTCCTCGTCCAGCATTTGGTCAGGGCGGTCTGCCGCGAGGCGGCGTTGAAGGCCGACTCGCACCGCTTGGCCGCCAAACTCGCCGCCAGCGGCACCGTCGGTGGCGTGGAGCGGCTCGCGCGCACTGATCGCCGGCACGCGGCCACGGCCGAGGTGTGGGATGCGAACCCTTACGCGCTGAACACGTCCCGCGGCATCGTCGATCTGCGCAGCGGCCAGGTTCGGCCACACGCGCGCAGCGAACACCACACGCGCCTGGCGACGGCGACACCCCGTGGCGACAGCGTCCGCTGGCGCGCGTTCCTGGGCGATGTCACCGGCGGCAACGCCGAGTTGCAGGCCTACCTGCAACGCATGGCCGGCTACTGCCTCACCGGCGCAACCAGCGCACACGCCCTGTTCTTCCTCTACGGCACCGGCGCGAACGGCAAGTCGGTATTCGTGAACGTGCTCGCGACGATCCTCGGTGATTACGCGACCAACGCGCCGATGGACACGTTCATGGAAGCGCGCGGCGATCGGCATCCTACCGATCTCGCGGGCTTACGCGGCGCGCGCTTCGTCGCTGCGATCGAAACCGAACAGGGCCGACGCTGGAACGAGTCGAAGGTCAAAGCGATCACCGGCGGCGACAAGGTCTCGGCGCGCTTCATGCGCCAAGATTTCTTCGAGTACACGCCGCAGTTCAAGTTGGTGATCGCCGGCAATCACAAGCCGGCGATCCGCAACGTCGACGAGGCGATGAAGCGGCGCATGCACCTGATTCCGTTCACGGTGACTATCCCGCCCGAGCGTCGCGATCCCAAGCTCACGGAAAAACTCCTCGCCGAGCGCGACGGTATCCTCGCCTGGGCGCTGGCCGGGTGCCTGCAGTGGCAGCGCACAGGTCTGCACCCCCCTGCGATCGTGGTCTCGGCGACCGAAGAGTATTTCGAGGCCGAGGATGCGCTCGGACGCTGGATCGACGAGCGCTGCGTGCGCGAGGCCAACGCCAAGGCGCTGACCGGCGAGTTGTTCAACGACTGGAAAACCTGGGCCGAAGCCGCGGGCGAGTTCGTCGGCTCGCAGCGTCGCTTCTCCGATCTGCTGATTACCCGCGGCATCGAGAAGTGGCGCAACCCGCTGGGCGTGCGCGGCTTCCGAGGCCTCGGACTCAAGGTCGCGCCTCGCGCCGGGCACACCCCGTATGCCGACGACTGAACCCTCCACCGCCCCCGTCTGACGCAGACGCCACAGTCCATGATTAACCCCTACGCGTGTGCGCGCACGCACACATGGAAATTAACCATGCACTGTGGCGACTGCGTCAGGCACGACTCCCACAGGATCTCTGCATGACCCGTACCCTTCTCGCGCTCAACCTCGACACTCAATCCTTCACGCGGCACCGACTCGAGCGCGGCGGCATGCACGCGGCCACCGCACAGGAGGACGTGGCATGACCGTGTGGACATTCGACGAGGTCGAGTATCGATTCCACGAGGCGGCCGTGACCTCGCACCGTCTACCGCCCGCGCGCGTCGCCGGCTACGTCACGCACTGGCCCGAGATCGCGCGCCAGTCGTGGGAGGGCTACGCGGATGAACTGACGATCCTGCGGATCCCGGCGACGCCTGTCGCGATCGATCGCTTGATCGAGACCACGCAATGGCTGCTGTGGTTGAGTGTCGAGCAGCGCAAGTTGGTGTGGGCGCGCGCGCGTTACGTGCCGTGGAAAGTGATCTGCCAAGAACTCGGCTGCGTGCGACCGACGGCGTGGCGTCGTTGGCGACATGCGTTGACGATCATCGTCGTTGAACTCAACGGGCAACCGCCACGCATCAGGGACGACACCGCAGCGTCGCGCAACGTGACGTAATCGGTCGCAAGCGCATTGGTAGGATCGCAAAACCCCTGCATTTTTGGTGCAACACACCCGCCGCTCGCGGTGTATCGTTTGCCCCACGGTCGACATGCTCCCTGAAGCGCAACGCCTTCACTGCAGCAGCGACCGAGAAGGTCAAATCTAGCCCCACACGGTCTACGGGTCCTTCCTGCGCCTCCGGTACAGCGGGGGGCAGCGCCGCAAAACCTCGCTAGCGTCTCCGTGCAAACCGAGGTTTGCACGGTTTGCAGGGTTTGCGGTTTGCACCCCGCAGTTTGCAGCCTTCGGTTTGCACCCCATCTTCTCTCCAGCCCATCGGCCATTGCGATCGCGATCCCCCCTGTTCCCGGGCGCGATGGTCGGTGGGCTTCTTTTTTGAGCCCACGATGTCCAACGTCCTCACCGTCGAGACCCGCCCGGTCGAGACGCTGATTCCCTATGCGCGCAATCCCCGCACGCACAACGACGCGCAGATTGCGCAGATCGCCGCGAGCATCGTGGAGTTCGGCTGGACGAATCCGATTCTCGTCGATGGCGAGAACGGTGTGATCGCCGGTCACGGGCGATTGCTCGCCGCGCGCAAGCTCGGGTTGAGCGAGGTGCCGGTGATCGAGTTGGCCCACCTGAGCGCAGCGCAAAAGCGCGCGCTGGTCATCGCCGACAATCGCATTGCCCTGGAAGGTGAGTGGGACGACGCGATGTTGGTGCTGGAACTGGCGGACCTCGCAGAGGCCGGGTTCGAGTTGGACTTGACCGGGTTCTCGGCCTCGGAGATCGAACGCCTGCTCGATGCGGTGGAGACATCGGACGCCACCGAGGCACCGGTCGCATCGAACGACGCTGTGCCGGCCGACGCCGAAGAGGACGATACGGAAGACGAGGATGGTGCGACTGTGCCGCCGACGGAACCCGTATCGCGTGCCGGCGACGTCTGGCAGATCGGCCCGCACCGTCTGATCTGCGGCGATGCCGCGGACCCGGCGGTGGTTGCGGCGCTGATGCAGGGCGAGCAGGCACACCTGTGCATCACCTCACCGCCGTATGCCCAGCAGCGCGACTACGCCAATGGTGGCATCGGCGATTGGGACGCGCTCATGCGCGGGGTCTTCGGTGCGGCAAGCGCCGCGCTACGGGTCGATGCGCAGCTCATGGTCAACCTGGGCCTCGTGCATCGCGACAACGAAGTGCAGCCCTATTGGGATGCCTGGATCGCGTGGATGCGTGATCGCGGTTGGCGTCGATTCGGCTGGTACGTCTGGGACCAGGGGCCGGGCTTGCCGGGCGATTGGGCGGGCCGCCTCGCCCCGAGCTTCGAGTTCGTCTTCCACTTCAATCGCCATAGCCGCCGAGCGAACAAGACGGTGCCGTGCAAGTTTGCGGGACGGGACACCCATCTGCGCGCGGACGGATCCTCGACCGCCATGCGTGCCCCGGATGGCGAAGTCGACACATGGTCGCATGCCGGCCAGCCGACGCAGGCCATGCGGATTCCTGATTCCGTCATTCGCGTGATGCGGCACAAGGGCGTGCTCGGTCGCGGCATCGATCATCCGGCGGTGTTCCCGATTGCGTTGCCGACGTTCGTGATCGAGACCTACACCGATGCGGAAGCACTGGTGTACGAACCCTTCGGCGGCAGCGGCACCACGCTGATCGCCTGCGAGCGCACCGGCCGCGTCTGTCGCGCCGTGGAGATCGCCGCGGAGTACGTCGATGTCGCGCTCGAGCGCGTGCGCCAACAATTGCCCGGACTCCCGATCACGCTTGAAGCGACCGGGCAGTCTTTCGATGCGGTGGCGGCCGAGCGCCGTCAAGCCGCGCGAGCGGCAGCATGAGCTGGGTTGCCGATACGATCGCGCACTGGCCGCTCGCGCGACTGCTGCCATATGTCAACAACGCGCGCACACACTCGGACGAACAGATCGCGCAGATCGCGGCGAGCATCGTCGAGTTCGGCTTCACGAACCCGATCCTGGTCGGCGGCGACGGCGTCATCGTCGCCGGCCACGGCCGGCTCGCTGCCGCGCGCAAGCTGGGTCTGACGGCGGTCCCGGTGGTCGTCCTCGATCACCTGACGCCGACGCAGCGCCGCGCGCTGGTGATCGCGGACAACCGCATCGCCGAGAACGCCGGCTGGGACGAGAGCCTGCTCCGCGCCGAACTAGAAGCCTTGCAGAACGAGGGTTTTGATCTGGACCTGACCGGCTTCGATCCGGATGCGCTCGCCGACTTACTGGCCGGCGAGGAGACCGACCAGGCAGGTGAAGTCGACGACGACGAAGTTCCCGAGGAGACCATCGAGCCGGTCTCGCGGCCCGGCGATCTGTGGGTGCTGGGCGAGCACCGTGTGCTCTGCGGCGATGCAACTGATTCGGAGAGCTACGCGCGTCTGCTGCCAGGCGAACACGCCGATATGGTCTTCATCGATCCGCCGTACAACGTCGACTACGCCAACAGCGCCAAGGACAAGCTGCGCGGCACACAGCGTCCGATCCTCAACGACAACCTCGGCGCCGATTTCCACGCGTTCCTCGTCGCGGCACTGACGCCCACCCTCGGCCACTGCCAGGGTGCGGTCTACATCGCGATGTCCTCCAGCGAGCTGGATACCCTGCAGGCCGCGTTCCGCGCCGCGGGAGGTCACTGGTCGACCTTCATCATCTGGGCAAAGCACACCTTCACCCTTGGCCGTGCCGACTACCAGCGCCAGTACGAACCGATCCTCTACGGTTG